TCTGGCGAAATCCCCTCGCGGCCTGGATTTGGGAGGACCCGACGAATCGTAAGCACTTGATCCATAAGGCTTTTTCTTGACCCAATCATTGCCCGATCGGGTCCGATCTTGCCGGACGGCTTGCTTATGGCTTGGCCATCATGAGCGGGATTCATACAGACTCGCGGTTGCATTAAATGGAGGCGAAAAAAAACCGGCATATTCGCCGGCTCTTTTCATTTGGTAGAAGGGTTAAATGGTCGCGATTGCGATTGAAAAGATGACTGTAATGATCACGGTGGTCGCGATAAGCGCGGGGATCATCGGCCAATCATCGTCGCATTCTACGCCGAAGGGTTGCTTATCTTTATCCTTTGGCATGGTGTGAGGCCTCCGCTCGTTGCATTTGAATGGCGAATGACCATTGGTGCGCCATTGCGTCCGCTATGCCTTGATAGGTCTCCGAGCGAAGCCTAGCGCGATCCTCGGATGGTGGCATCTTCCAAACCTTCTGCTCGCGACCTTCAACGATATCCGTTGGCGTTAGCACTGGTAGATTGTGAAGCCATAGACCCGTGCGCTTTGTCTCACCGTGCCCGAACTGCCAAGGCTGGATGTATTGGCTTGCCTTCATTGGAAGGACTCCCACGGGATTCTCTAAGGCGACATGATGCGCCCGAGACTTAGCCAAGGCAAAGGACGCCATCGTGTCCTTAATCGCTTGTACTCGCGCATGGTGCATTGGTTGACCCTTCCCATACCATCGGTTACCCGAACAAGCCAGCGCCGTGCACGGGTTATGCTGAATGATCAGATCATACTTGCACATATGATCGGACCTTAGCGGGTTGATCTTCATGGCCGCGGCCGCGTCTCCTTGGATATGAAATGGCGACCCATCATCCGCCGGCTCTAGATCATTTGACCATGCGTTATGCCCTAATCGCCGGAATGCTTCGCGCACCTTGCCGGACCGCTCAAAGGCTATTAATACATTGAGTTTCATTTATATATCCTCCGCAATTTGGACCCGCGCGCTCTTTCATACAATGCGAGGCCTTCGGCGCCGGTAAGCTTCAATAGGCGCTCTATCGCGGCCGCTTGGCGCTCTCCACGGTGATACGCGGAAGGACTGTCCGAATACATGTAGGTCCAATCGTGACCCGCTAAGGCTTCTGCTAATTCTTCCAATGGTGTTTGGTCATTCATACTTAATAAATCCTCATTAATTATGCGCCAATCAATAGCGCTTTTTAGTTCGTCGCTGGTTAGGTAAAGGCCTAGCCTTTTTCGGAAATTGCTCATCGTTTCACCTTTAAAGATTGCAACCATGGTCAACAATCCGCATGGATACCTCAACGTCACCGTCAGGATAATTTGAATAGGCATCCCGTATTGCTTCATATACTGCGAGGGCGCGCTCTAATAGTTCGCCATCAACGCAATGTGAGTAATTCCCATCCGAAAGCCTAACGTCCGCTAGCATGTGTATATGACGCCGGCGCGGGTATTTCTTGCCGTTATATTCGCTTTCGGCGTAGGTGCAAACGGATTGCGCGGTGATCTGGATATCATGACCCATATCTTTTCCAAGCTTGAATGTTGTCGTTTTCATGCTACCGCCCTCGCAATGATGTTCGTATCCACAATAAAAAGGCTTTCTGATTTTTTAGCCTTACCCTTCGCGCGCAGTCCCACAATCACGGGACCGGCGAAAAGGTTATCAAGATCTGAAATGTCACCGTCAATCACGGGACGACCCATAAAGGTCGCCGGCATTGGACCGCGGAATACTACAGACATCGGGACATTGGTTTTGATGGCTTGTTTAACTTGATTCTGATATGCCGGCGCGCCCGAGTAGCTAAACATCAAACGATAATTCGCCGGAGTCTTTCCGAGCCTCACCGCTAATTTAGAATAATCATAAAACATAATTTCTGGGTGCAATTGTGGGACGCCAAGCTTTTCCCATTGGATATCCGAGATCACATTAAGACGGACCGCCGGCTTGACTCCTTGCCGCTTACATGTCGCGGTGAATGATTTCAGCTCCTTGTTTAACTGCTCTAAGAATGCTGGCTGATCATCTTTAAACCATGCTGCCTTTGCTTGCCGGCCATTGATAACGTTAGACATGCGACCGCGTCCCGCGCTTTCTAAACAGCTTTCAGCGCATCCGGCAACATGCCGTGCCGGACAATTAATGTCCGATGGGAATAGCGATAGGCCCGCAACGCGGTATTTATCGCCGCGATTAGTTTTAGCTAATTTGGTATTTCCGCCACTGGTATCTAGTAATTTCATTTTCTCTTTTCCTTTTATGATACAAAAATTGAAAGTGCTATCAGCACAATTAACGCCGGCAATGCCACAACCACGCCGGCAATTTCTAAACGCTCGCGCGTCCGTTTCTCTTTGCGCGACCATGCGACAAAATCCGCGATCTCTTGGCGGCGACGTTCTCGCGCCTTTAGGTCCGCACGGGTATTGGCAAAATCTAACGTAAACACTCTGCTTTTCTTTTCCATTGCCTTAACCCTCCCTAGATAAGTATTTAATTTCGTCCGCTATTCGCGATGAGTAATTGCGGAGAGCCTCTTTATAGTTCATGTCGTAATGTCCGCTTATAAATTCAACATGGACCCGCCCATGCTCATTAACGATCATGTGAACTAGGTGTGTTGAATGCGCCTTATCCGATGAGCGCGGCATAGGTCGCCGGCATATTGCAAAGCCGGTTTCATCCGTTAAAGGTGTTATGGCGCACAATTCCCATCCTAGTGTCGTTGCTTGCCGCGATGCGAAGGCGATCATCTCTAGACTGGTTGGCCCGTTACTTAATTGTAATTGTTGGTCCATTTTCTCGTTTTCCTTTTACTGTTGATTTATACAGTGTTTTTTTTTCGGTCCCTCACACTGTTGAGCCGATTATAAGCTCATCTAAAATGATTGGTCAACACTTCCATTGACCATTAAACCGGCATGAATCAAAGCCAAAAATAGGCGCGCTTTTAATTGGTTAATCATTGGGACCTTTATTTCATCTGATCAGGAAAATCAGACTTTCCAGGGCGCATCATTTTCAGTGATAGTAGACCTAAACCATTATTAAAATGCGCCTAAAATTCATGTGAATCTGATGGTTATTTTGGATGGCATGTTCCATCATTTTAAATGATCATCATTTTCAGTGATGGGGGGTATAATGCACAGTGATGGCGGGGTTGAGATTTTCAGGAATGTATCCGTGGGATAGTAAATACTAACCGTGGGATAGTAAATATTATGCGTGGGATAGTAAATAAAGTAACCGTGGGATAGCCATTCTGGTTTTATATCGCATATCGGTACGCGATACAGAAAAATATCCGTGGGATAGCTTCTACCTTGAGGTATCAACCGCTCTCTTTGCTGCGCGAATGATATTGATTTGCAGATGATTCTCTATGTATCTCTTAGCGAAACGCGAACCATCGTAGGTTGCCTTCTGCTTTCTGGATGAAAGGTTAATATAGATTATTCGTTCAAGCTTTCTGTTCTTGCCACGGCCTTTCTTCTTGTAGACCCCGTACTTACTTTGATCCTTACTCTTGCCTGGAAGCCCTATGAAGTGATTCTTCTTGATCGCTAACTTCTGGACCTTGTTCTTTGTCAGGTTACCTTGTTTAGTTAATTGGACCTTACCTTTGACCGGCGCAACCAATTTCTTCTTTGCTGGTGTGATAGTCCCGCCCTCAACAACAGTCTTCATATAAGGCGCTCGGTCTGAAAAGTAAAGCTCGCCCCGTAAGTTGCTGCGCGTGGCTTTCCGATACAGTAAAGAATTTCTAGTCCATCTGGTAGGGCCGCCGTCAAGATTCTTGTTCATTGTCATCATCTGGTTCTTGCGAGCGCCAAACAAAGTGTCATTTATCGCCTTTGATACCACGAAAGGCACCTGACGGATAATAGGCTTTAGCAGATCTTCCAAAGTATCAACGCTTAACTCAACTTTGATCATAATTCCTCTTCTTCCGCTGCTATCTCGCAAATCTCTTGAAACACTGCTTGCGTGACTATGTAGTACTGACCGATCTCGGTGAGAAGGTGTTGAGCATCATAAGACTTAGTTCCGCCCTCTGTCGGGAACCATTCCACATGCTCGTCATCCTCATACTGAGCGAGCATGTAGAAATAGGTCAGCTTACCCGTCCTGGCGTCTTTTGCCAGATCTCTCAGCGATTGCTCTACGCTGTTTATCACTATTTTTGTTACTTTGCTCATCCTTCAATACTAACACAGGCGCTATTTCATGGACATCATGAGCGAAGTGCATTGAGGCCTTCATAGCCTCTAATATCGCATCCGTTTTACGGTCAAACTGTAGAACAATCCATCGGAAATCGGTATTTCTTGACCACCAAGGACCGAATACTTTGCAAGTCTGCTGACATACCTTCTCAGCCTCTTTTAGGGTCGTTGAAAACCCGCCGTATTCGGTGCCGTCCTTGGCATCGGTAAACCTGTACTGAATAACTCTCATTGTTCTTCCTTTTGCAGCTTGTCTAACAACTTTAAAATATCTGGCATTACTTGACGTTCGTATTCGTCTAAATAATCCGGACCGTAATAATCTTGGACCTTGACTAACGTTATCCAAGCTTCTAACAAATCTGTTCTACTCGGCTGCATTTTCCACCTCTCTTTGTAATTTATCTATAAGACCTAAAACAGTGTATATAGAACTCCATTCTTCCTGACTAAAAAAATCATAACCATGACCCTCCGGAATTTTATATAAAGTAATCCATGCTTCTAGCAGATCTTTTCTTGTTAGTTCCATCATCTCGTTTTCCTCATTGTTACCGTGGGATAGTAAGTAAACCGTGGGATAGTAAATATCGGTGGATTGATAAAGCCTTTATCGCTCCACCAGTATCTTTACCCGCTCTTTAGCTAATCGGTATCTCTTCCACTCGTTGTAGGTGATCCGACTTCCTTTGCGCTTCTCGTTCTCAAAGACCTCTATGTACCACACATCCTCCTTTGCTTTCTCTATAAGTTTATTAGGAATATCGCCGCGCTTCTTGTCTCTAAACAATGCCGATACCGGCAGTCCGATAGCCTCCATTACTTCCTGACCTGTCGCACCACAACCAAAACAGTGAATCAGGACTTTGCCTTCCTTCTCTGTAATGCCCATAGATGGGCTTTTGTCATCATGAACAGGACAGCAAGCATAGTACTGGTCGCCATGTTGTTTGACCTTGTCCAACCTCTGTAGGATCTCAGACAGCACGTTTTGACCTCTTGATGTTCAAGTGTTGGATATAGCTTTTAGTCTCAGGCGATACCGCATTCACTCTTTCGGGAGTTATCTTGTTGGGCCATACGCCGAACTTGCTACGGTAAGCCCAGCTTGCCCAGCCCTGTTTGTAGTTTTTCTGGTAAGCATAGACCTGAAGCTCTCCCAGCCAACGAGACTTGTCCTCTTTGGACACCTCCTTGTTGACCTTCTTAAGCTCCTTGAGTACCTGATTATCTGTCTCTAAGACAGTCTTTGATGGGCGCTCATACCCGCAAGCGCATTTGACTATATAGTGCTGCATACACTGAGGACAAACAGAAAGCTCGGATTCCTTCTTGTCTCGGATTAAGTCCCTTTCATCGTAGGTCTTTTCTCCGGTATCTAAGGACTCAGGCACTACCTCTTCTGGGAAACCGTGCCACTGGACGTTGCCAGCATGGTCTAGATAGATAGCTTCTTCCTTTGACGCATGGAGCCTGAAGATCCTACCGGCGCGTTGACAGAAGGTAATCTTAGACTTAGTGCTAAAGCAATCTATAAGGGTTTGAACTTGAGGTGCGTCATATCCGGTGTTAAGCAACCGGCTGCAACTCAGGACTTGGAAGTCTCCGGCATCGTGGGACTCAAAGAGCATCTTCCTTTCTTCTTCGTCCATGTATCCGTCAATGTGCTCTGCCGCGATTCCCGCTGCCTGGAACATCTCCACCAACTTCTTTGAGTGCTTGATTGAAGGCGAGAACGCAATAGTCTGCCCTTTGCCGAACCTTTTAAAGTTTTCAATAATATCCCCTGCAAGTAAGTCATCTTTCTCTACAGCAGCCGCAAGGCTGTTAGGATCATAGTCTAGCGCACCCGTACTCAGACGTTTAGTCTTGACACCTTTCAAGTCAACGCTTCTGCCGCCATAGTACTTAACAGGACAGAGATATTTCTGATCTAGCAGTTGTTGAGTAGTAATTGGCACGATTAAGTCACTGTAATGTAGACCCAATCCCTTTGAGTAAGGCGTAGCACTTAGCCCGATAAAGATCACTCGCCGGTTGTTCTCCATCAGCTCTGTCAGGAACTTATAGTGGGTGTGACATTCGTCAACAATCGCTACGTGAAATATAGGCTGGTACTTTCTTTTAGCTAATGTCTGTAACGATGCTATTTGTACCGGCGCATTAGGATTGGTTCGCCAGTGATCTCCCTGCATTACGCCGCACTTAATACCCGCAGCGTCAAACTCTTCCAATGCTTGATTGACCAGCTTGATCCGGTCGCAGATGAATATCCCGCGCTTACCCTTAGCAACGACACTCTTTAAGATCTCTGTTGACACCTTGGTCTTTCCAAATGAGCAGGGAGCAGCAAGTATCATCTTCCTGTTACCCTTTTTGATAGAGTGCCTAAGCATCTCTATGGCTTTGGTTTGATGAGGTCTTAGCATGTTAGTCTTCATCCTCCGGCATGAAGGTCTGAAACACTCTATCCACAAAATCGTGCAGACCGTTATTGACTAACTCGTAATCGTCATCAGATATCCGCAAAGTCTCTTGCACCATCATCTCAGCGTAGAAAGACAGGAAGTAAGTGGTAAGCATTACGGGATCGTACTTCTTGCTGTTCATAAGACCATAGAAGTCTTCTATGTGCGTATCTAAAAGATCATTGATCTCAGGGGTTGGAAAATCAATCAGCTTCTTTTTGAGGTGTACTACATTTCCCATGTTTTTCTCCTTGAATGAAACCTGAATATAACCGATGACAATCTACTGGTCAACTGATTTGTTAACCAGGTCAGAGGGTACGATAGGAGAACAGGTCAGAGCTTACAGAGTAGGCTGGGTAGGTTTCGTGCTTTGGTCTTTTCTTGTCGGTCACCGTAACCAACTTCATCTTATCGGCATGCTTGCGTACATTAAAAATAGCTACGTTTTCTCTAGATTTGTCTACTATGAAATAGTAACTAGGCTTAGGGTCAGCCTTGTCAAAGCTCCACTGATTACACAAGAAAGCAGACTTGAACGGATGCTTGCCATCCTTAAATTCAAAACCTGACCCCTTAACCTCGCAAACCAACTCTTCGCCTAATGCAAAAATCTTTAGGTCGCCGCTGTCCGAGTAATTGTGTCTAGCTTCAAAGCTAGGGGTCATTTCTTGAGGCAGTATCTGCACCCAGAAACCGCTTCGCAAAAGCATCATTGCAACCATCTCAACTACTTCGTGACTGCCATTCCACCGTTTACGGAAATCTTCATGGTTTTCTTTGTGCATTTTTCCTCCAGGCACAGTACAGCTTTTTCCCTTTGCATATCTCAACCGTGGGATACGTTAGATCCTTTAGGTCTGGCGAGATAACATCCGAAGATGCGGTACTCATATCCTTTCGGTTTCCTGATCAGTCGCTACCTGATCAACCCACTTGGGCCTCTGCGTTTGGGACGTAATTCGGGACAAGCTGACAGTCCTACAAAGTGATTACGCATTACTGCTATTTGGATTGGACGCACAGTTTAGCGCCACTGTCCATCAGAGGGTTGCGTATCAATTCACATCAGATTGCTTATATGGTAGGATTTAAACCGTGTCGGTTGTGACAACGGTTCTTCCAGAATTGCAATCGGACATTAAAGGGACTCGCAATCCCGCCGACACATTTACTATATGCTAGTTCGTAACCTCAAGCAACTTATTTAGATACCACTGAGCCTTCAGCAGATCCTCTCTAGCGTTGTTCTTGTACTGATGCCTGTGTAGGTACTTAATTGTGTTACCAAGGCAGTACGCGCCGAACTGTTCTCCTAGCTGCTGCTGGATGTAGTCTATACACTCAACACCGTTAGTGTTGTAATGCAAAGGCTTGTTCACGGCATCCCATTGTTCAGGAGTCGGATCTTTTCGCATACTCAATAATTCTCCGTATTTGATTTCTGTCTATCGGTTTACCGCTTCGGTTTAAAACCCCTTGATCGGCGTAATGATCTGCAATCTTATACATGCTCATGCCTTTATCTCGCATCTTGCAAACGCCCTTAATCACCTTCTGTTCATATTTGTTCTTGTATACTTTGCCGTCATCAGCGTGCCAGTACCCGAACCGAGGCTTACCGCCTCCGCAGAGGCCTTTATCTCTCCGTTTTTTAAGGCCTTCCTTGACTAAGGCAGAGGTCGTTAAATTGGCGCTATGGACCTTAGAATGGCATGGAGCGCATAGATTGACTGTTTTTGTACCACCTAAAACTCTCGGTACAACGTGGTGCGCGTGATCTGCGGTGACTCCACATTCAAAGCAATCGTGATCTTTGGTCTTTAATTTGGGCATTAAACTCAGCAAGCATTTCGCGATAATCTCTCGCATAGAGTTTAATCGGTTTACCTGAGTCTGCAAGCATTTGATCTACCTGAGATTTTCCGTATTTTGCAATCATAAACATCGTATAGTTCTGAGCAGCGACCCCGTGTTTCATTCCGAACAGATTGCAACCAGGGCATTGCGGCCATACATTTCTCTTATCTAGTGAGAAATAACTAGACTTACCTTTCGGCAACCAGTGACCACCGTGAACTTCTTTGTAATGCTTAACGACTCCGCACGTCACGCATTCGCAATAGCCCTCGTCATCTGCTTCCTCTAGGCGCCGGAGTAACTGAAATGCTTTTAGTGTCTTAGCCCTGAGCGTCTCTGGCACGTCTAAACTCGCTGTCTTCTGGATTGGCTAATTGTACCCCTTTATCTAAGCCCCAATGGAAAACCTTCTCCATAAAGTCATGCATCTCACCTTTGGTTAGACTAGACGTTGATCGGAGTTGGTTCTCAATAACCGTACTGCCAACATGGATATTCTCAGTGCCAAGAAACTCATTCTTCATTAGCTTCTTGACCATGTCAGGAGTCACGTCTATCTTGCTTGAGAAATACTCTGACATCTGCCCACACCACATATGGAACAGAGCATTCTGACTGAGACTTCTAACCGTGGAATACGTTTCAAACTTCCAGGCTATAGGCCGGCTAAAGTCCATCTCATTCAGCCTTTCATGAAAGTTCTTGATAACGTCAGCAACGTCCCGCCGATGGTTCACCATCCAGAACTCACCTCTCATTTAATTTATCTTTGAGCATATCCCAAAGATCCTCAATGATTAGCCTGATTTCAAACCAAAACCTCTTCAATAAATTAGTCATTGGCGAGCCTTAAAAAGTCAAATACGTCCATCTTCAAATAAGCGCAAACTTTAACTACTAACGACAGCTTCGCGTCTTCCCTGTATCGCCACTGAGAGACTTGCTGTTTAGTAATCCCCATCTGGGTAGCCAGCTCAATTGAACTGACCCCCAGTTTAACCTGTGCTAATCTCAGGCTCTTGCCGAAGTTAAAACGGTAAATCGTCATCTTCAATCCCACTTGCTGCCGGCGCACTTGAATTAAAGACATCCTTCATCTCGCCTCTCATGATAGGCTGGTTTCCAGAGTTCTCGTTCTTCCACAAAGAAAGATCTAACGTCTCACCTTCTTTAATGTCTCGGTGAGCAACGACCTTTCCGCTTAATACAGGTGCCTTTGGGTGCTGGCTATCAGTCTTCCACAGGCTTACTTTTCCACGATTATCATATTCCATACATAGTTCCTATTTTCTCAAAGTTTAAGTTTAAATCCTCCAGTAGTTTTTGAACTGCCGCTGAAAGGCCGGCAATAAACTCATCGTCTCGTTTTACCTCCATAATGAGATTTAAGTGATCGGGGTGATAAGACATGAAGAAATACCTGTCAAAGTCCATTAACCACATAGTCCCTTGAACCTGAGCGTAATACTCACTAGGCATTTTTCCACTGTTTGCACCTTCTGCAAGATACTTAACATGGACCGCGGGTGACGGGCATTTGATCTCAAGCCCTACACCGTCTACTAGCCGGTCTGGGCTGCAACCAACAGTCTGATCATCGTTGGTTACAAAGCCCACTTCTCGGCAGGGTAAGTCGGTCTGAAACTCAAACACATTGGCTGCTTGCGGTTCTAGGTCATTGCCGCGCTGCATCCAGAATGACTTAAACCCTTCGTCTCTTTTGCCACTGAGGCGCTCGGCAAGAAGCTCATACATATACTTCTCGCCAGACGCTGAAGGCTTCCCTTTAGGGGTCACAAGGTCTTTGAACTTAGACGCTGATGGCATCCCTAGTCGCAGCCTAAACCACTCATCAGTGCCTTGCTCTACGTTGTGGATGATCATTTTGCAGATTGCTTCTGTTTCTTGGCTTGAAGCTGATTCTTAGCTTGAGTGAACTGAGACTCGGTTAATTGTTTCAGATCCTTTACACCGTAAATTTCCAGAAACTTATTGCGGTCAGACTTAGTTGAATCTAACAACGCATCCAGCCATGCAACCTTCTTGTCAGAGATGTTTTCAATGCCGATCGTAGTGTCAACCGTTAGATCTTGAGCGTCCGTATCTTCGTCGCCACAAATAGCAAACATAGATTGGCTTTGGAATCGCTTGAGGTAGGTAGCCATAGACCCAAGGTCTTGCATAGGGTTCTTGGCTTGAGACGAGATCGCCACGCTTGCAACCTGACGAATCCACTGACCGCTTGAATGAGTGACCTGAGAGGTTACCGCTACTCTGTCGCCATAAGCTTCTACGGTCTGCATGAAGGCTAAACCGTTAGCCGCAGCAACTGGTCTAATGCAATTAAGCACAGAGGTTAGATCAGCGTACTTGTTCTTTAAGAACGTATTTTGAATGTTCTTCGCAGGGTTGCGAATTTCGGCTTGAGCTTTACTTAGAGCAGCAGAGATTTCTGCTATGTTTTCTGATTGTTCCATCGTCTTCCTCCAGACAAATCCATATTGGAGGTAAGATTTTAACTGTTATGGTGAATAAGTCAACAAACGGAGTGATTAATTAAAGGTAGGAACATGGTATGCTGTACGGATTCTCGTGCTTCCTCCGCACACGGCCCCTTCGGGGGCCAACTCTAATAAACCCAAATAACCCTATCACTTGTCCTGGTGTCTACATGGACAAATCCTTTTGCCACGCCGATGCCACTGAATCCGAGTTTGATAGCTGCGGCAACCAGAAGATAACGCTGAACCCCACCGCTAACAGCAATATCAGCAGCCCTGCCTGTCGTGTGCTGTCCTCCGCCATTAGGCTTTTTAGCCTCAAGACTGTGACGAGGAGACCTATACCCAGACGTAATGACAAAAGGAAACCCAGCTTCAAAGCGTAGTGAGTCCAGCGCGTGAACAAATTCTTCGGATATCTCATTTTCACCAGTCTCCTGACAAGCAAATTCTTCTAGCTTAAAATACTTAAACATTATTTATCTCTGTGTACGTTGTTTTTCTTCTCGTATGTTCTCATTGCTCCCAATCCTAGCATCCCCATTAAGACGGGCATCATAGTTTCCAAAGGAACAAGAGGTATAACTATGTCTAACTCAAGCAAAGCCAGCACAAAGTTGCTGAATGGGATGGTAATAAAGTTACCAAACATACCTAAGCCGCATGTCCAACCGATGAACGGTCTCCAACCACTTACCATCAGGTTAGAGTTGGCCGCTTCGACCTGATTGATAGCCATCTGTCCTTTAGCAATTTCTAAGGCGTGGTTCTCAGCCATTGTAGCGACTTCATGCGCCAATGCAGCCTTCTGGTCTTTGTCCTCAATAAACTTGTCCAGCAACCCTGTTACTGGGCCTATCAGAGCCTGTATCACTGCTTGGCCTTGCCAACATTAAGTGCGAACATTTCCAGCACCTTGTAGATCTTGCCAATGATGGCATCGTCTTTAGGTGTAGGGGTTACTGCACAAATGGCGCTACAAAGGGCCACCAAGGTTGTCGCTATCTCTAAGTATTCCAGCATATTGTTCTCCAATTTCGCAAGCCGTTACTATCTTGCCGTAGTTTAGTTTTTCCGCCGCCACTTCACACTGTTCTAGGGTGTCAAACTCTATCCGATCAGGAGACACCCAGCTCCCGATCATGATAATTAAAATAACCTTCATTTGTTTGTTTTTATTTCCTCTACTTCGTTCTCTAGGTATTCCAGCCTAATTTCTTGTGCGTGGTTGGTTCTTATTGACTCTTGTACTTCTTCGGGAGGTGCCCAGTTGTTCCTAAACTCAGTGTTTAGGTCTACAACCTTCTCCAGCGCAGAAATCTGGCTGTTCTGCAATAGGTCATCAGGTAACGCTCCTAACTCACCTCTAGGCCACTTTACACGGAACTCTGAGTTCATCTTCAGATCTACTTCAAGGATCGTTATCTGGCGCTCTAGGACGCTGATACGGTTAGTCACTTCGGTATACGCAAAAACGGCGACTACTACGCCAGCAATAATGGCCACTAGGTTCCGAATCGGAATCTCTATGGTCGTGTTGTCGTTTATTTCAGGCATTACTTGCGAATCAGCTCGTTTATGGCCTTCCAAGCCTCAATCATTTTAGATTCCAGCACTTCCAGCCGGTTTAGAATCTTGCCTATTGTGAGCACTAAGATAAATATCCCAGCAGCTATCGGCCAGCCCGAGACAACCAAGTTCCATGCTTCCATTACTCGTCCTTTCTGCCAAAAATACCTTTTACGGTATCAGACTCCCAGATCCGAATGGACAGCCATATTATTGTGACTCCGGCTGCTGCTTCAGGAAGCCAGCCAGCTAGACTGGCAACGCCACCGCTAACGGCGACTGCATCTGCAATTGATTTGACTTCCTGTTGCATATATCACCTATTCTTGAACTTCTTCAAAGACGGGCTCTTTGAGTGACTTACTGAGCATTTCTACAAACGCTTGTCTGCCCACATTGAGTTGGTCTAAATTGAACTGGGTTGATCTCACCTTACGATCTAAATCGCTGATATGATTAACCATAGTCTGTTGCTCTGGACTCATATCTTCCAGAGTGTACTCTACCCCATCTACTGAAATTGGCGTTGTTTTTTTCTCAGCCATTTTACTTCTCCTGTTTTTAATTTACCACGGAACCCCCGAGGCTTGGGTCGGGTTAATTTGCCCGTCAATGTTAGCCTGTAGGCTTGCTTCAATAGCGTCCTTGTCAACACCGTCAGCCCATACCCAATCCAAGCATTGCTGCTCAGTAACGTCTGAATAGGGCGTGTAATCGGGTGACGAAGGATCAGGCGAGAAGCCAGCAGTGCCATAATTGGTCGCGCTATAGGTCACAGCGTCATCGCCAGTTCCTTCGGCTTGTTCTGCATTGCAGCGCCAATGGGCGACAATGATTGCCCCATCCATCTCGGCTGGTTGTAAGTCACGCTCAAGGGTAGAGATTACCCAGTTAAATGTTGCGCTCATGGTGCGTCTCCTTCTTGTGATGCTTCAAAAGCTGCGATGACTTCTGCCGTGTGAACCGCTGCACAGATCGCTTGGACCTCTGCTGATTCGTTGCTGTAGTCGTCACCAGCCTGTACGACGTGGCGGTGGTAGCCAGAGGATAGCTCGACGCCGTCCTCCATTACTTTGGTGCAGGTTCGCACTTGTACTACCTTGTACTCGCCTACGATTTCTATCTTGTCTTGTGATACTACTTTTTCTAAAGCCATTGTGTTGCTCCTGTCTGTGCCTACCTCTGGTAAGCGTATGGTTGTTATGCTGTTCTGTAAGTTATGTTAAATCTAAATGCTTTATTACTAGCGGCGCTTAATAAAGTTCGTGCCTCTGTGTCTTTATTTATTACAGCTATGTATCCACTACCTGATGGTCCTAATAATCCCGCAGTATCTGCTAAGGCTGTAGAAGTTACTGAGCAGGTAAAATAAAAAGTAGACGAGTCACCAGACCCAAAAGGTAGTGAGATGTCAAAAGCATTACCATTTGTGTTTGTAGGAACTTCAACATACCCAGCAGCGTGTACAAGATTCCCTATCTTTGTATATCTACCTGTAGCTACAGTAAAAGTTAAATTGTTTTCAGTAGGAGTCCAAGAACCTTCCTCATAGTCATCAAGCTTATTAGCCGCGCCTGTACCGCCGAGGTAGGCACCGCCTGATAGGTAGAGGTCTTTGAAAGCTATGCCACCATAACCTAAATCAATAGCGCCGTTACTAGAGGCTCCACTAGTTGGGTTAATTGGATAAACAGAATTAATATCAGCATTAAAGTTTATGCCAGTATCACCAGAACCTATGTGAAGGTTGCCGCTGTTGCCCGTACCAATAAGACCTACGGATGCGCCGTCCTTTGCAAAGGTTACTAGGTCTCCGTCATTTGTATTTCTGTTGAAACGAGCGGCATAGCTTGAGGCTTTTGAAAAGAATGCGTCACCTCCAGATCTAAAACTGACACCAGTATTAGTATCTCCAGCGCCCGGAGCAGAATCAGTAGTCCCCACCAGTAGGTTCCCACTGGAATCGATGCGCATTGTTTCAGCACCGCCAGAATACAGGACCATGTTGTTCCCTTCGGCACCTAGCCCAACCGTTGTTATAGAGGCAGTAGTAGCGTCTAGGAAATGCAGGCGAGAACCCGTTGCCGAACTTCTGAGGTAAGCGGCACGAGTTGTTGAAGCAGATACGTCAAGCGTGGTAGCAGGCGAAGCCGTCCCGATGCCGACGTTGCCGTCACCCTTGACAACCATAAAATGCTCAGTGCCAGCGGTATTGGTAACACTTAGAGAGTACTCACTCTGTACTGTTCCTGCTTGTATTAAAAGACCATTTGCATCAGATGCGCCGTTGGTATTTATTAGTTTAGCCGCGTAGCCCGATGCAGATGTGGTTGCATGAATTTTTGCATTAGGCGAACTCGTCCCGATGCCGACGTTATTAGTACCACCGTCAACGAACAGCGTATTCGCGCTACCAACACCCGCTACTCTAAAATTAGCAGTGGTTTGTCCGTTATTAAATACAGACTCAGAACCCGCTGAACCTGCGTCTTGGATACCGTCGCCAGTGTGTACTCTGCGTGATAGGTGAAGGTCTCTGAAGCGATAACTTGAATTACCAATATCAATTTGATTGTCGATTACATCAGTTGCGTCATGAGGCATAATTGCATTAGAAGCATCGTTAAAGCGTATACCTGTGTCACCAGTTCTAATTACTAAATCGCCACCTCTTGCGTCAATACTACCTACGGTTGTGCCGTCTTTTGCAAGCTCTAAAATTGATCCGTCTGAAGTTTTACGATTAAATCGACCAACAGTCGCACCAGCTTGGGTTACGTTCATTTGTCCTGATTGACCGACTTCAAATCCTGAATTAGCTAAACCAGCAGCAGTTTTACCCACCAGTAGGTTCCCACTGGCATCGATGCGCATGCGTTCGCCGCCGAGAGTCGCAAACCTTATGTCTTCTGCTCTAAGCCCAAGAGGTTTTAAACTTGCGCCAGTAGCGTCAACAACTTGTAAAGCAAAGTTTCCTGTCCCTACTTCTCCGATACTTGAACTAAAATATCCACGGGCATTGGTGCTGATATTTATATCTAGTTTTGAAGTAGGACTAGTCGTCCCGATGCCGACGTTGCCTGAGGAATCGATGCGCATGCGTTCTGTAGTGTTATGCGTAAAAGTAAAAGGACTGGTCGCATTTAATCTAAACTTTACTTCATCACCTTCGTTTTCAATAAAGAAAGTATTTGCCGCCGCACTATCAACTAATGCAATGCCTTTAGAGTCTGCCGACTGCTGTACAACAAGAGTTCCTAGCGTTGTAAGTGATGCAGTTCCGATTCCCACGTGTCCACTGGAATCGATACGCATGCGTTCCTGCCCACCTACGTGGAAATAAAACGGATTACCAACATTGTTATTTTTAATACCGTAGTAGCCGTAAGATGTGCTATTAGTTTCATTGTAAGCTGCTGTAAACTGGTAGTCTTGTGCAGACAATGCCGTGACGTTGCCCGTGACGTCTAACGTTGAATTGGGCACATTGTTTCCAACCCCAATCCGATTAGAGGACGCGTCAACATACAGCATATATTCATTTGTGTCGCTTTCCACACGGAAATCCATAGTTGAACTGCCGCTTTGGTTGAATACAATCGTGCCGTCGAAAGCAGCATGATCCACGCCCCCTGCAACGATGCGAATGTCATTAGGACCAGCAAATCTGAAGTGAGTATCTGTATCGCCTGTGTGGGTTAATTTCTCCGCAATGAAAACTTCGCCGCTTGCCGTGACGCTGCCCGCGACATCAATCCCGCTACTATTTACCGTTAATTTGGTCGCCCCGCCTTTTTGGATTAGCAGATCACCAACGCCAGCCTGATTGATAATTGACTGGGTGGAGGTATGGACAAGCGTTAAATCCTGCGAGTTTCCAAGACGGATAAATTCGTTGTCGCCAAGGTCTACTTGATCGACGTTTATCGTGTCCATTTGCACCTTGACGTTGCCGCCGCTACGAACAGCAATCAAGAAATCTGTGCTGACTAGGCTACCGCCATCGGATAGTTCTGAAATCTTTGACATTATAAATCTCCTATGCTGCTATTTTACGGCAAATTCTATGATTGGTCAGCCTTAATCTGCTCAATCTCGTCCTTCAAAGTCTTAACGGATTCAATTAGATACCCGATCAAATCCCCATACGTTACGGACAACATCCCGTCCGAACCTTCTTTGACTAATTCAGGTGCGACTTCCCTTAGCTCTTGAGCTATTACACCAGCACCCTTTCTACCATTCTTGATAAAGCTAACACCACGCATATCAAA